TCACTCAGGCAGTTCGTTGAGTTTCACCTCGAGCTGCAGGCGGTTGGTGTAACCCTGATTGGTGAGGTCGTGCACCACCTGGGTGAGCAGCCAGTCGGCCTCGTCTATCTGGGGCTTGAACCCCCTGACGGTGGTGGGTTGTTCTGGGTAGAGTTCTGGCCGGCCCTTGGCCAGGGTGATATCGAACTCTGCCACCCCGCGCTGGATCCGCTCCCACTCTGCCCTGGCCGCCCGCATGGCGTTGGCATGGTTGGCGTAGACGTGGCGTAGTTCCTTGACGTTCTCGCTGCTGCCGACCAGCAGCTCGTTCTCTTTCTTGTTGACCACGACGCCCGGCGGCAATGGCCGCTCTGGCTTCGGTTTGGTCTTTCTCTTGCGCTTCACCTCGACTTTCTTTTTCTCTGCGGCTTTGTTGTCTTGCCAGTAGGCCGTCACGCCGGTGTAGGCGTCGCGGTCTGCCACTGAGAAGCGGTGCTGATCGCCATCTTGGCGGGTGATGGTGATGGCTGGCAGTGGCTGGCCCTTTGCGGTGGTGCCCTGGCCTGCCTTGATGAACATCAGGCGGCCAGATTTGACGGTGGAGATGGCATCGCACTGGCCAGCCAGGCGGGTGAGAAAGGCCAGATCGCTTTCGTTGGCTTGGTCGATGTGGTCGACCAGTTGACCCTTGAGCGAGTCACCCACGCAGGGGGTGAGCTGGTAGGTGGCTGCCACCTGCTCGACGATGTTGCCGACGGTGGATTGGTGCCAGCTGCGCTCGCGCAGTTTGTTCATACCCCCACGCAGGTCTGCCGACGAACCCCGGATGGTGAGCACGTCCGGGGCACCGTTGTGCTCGACCGCGTCGATCTTGTAGGTGCCCTTGTCGACCAGGGCGCTGCCTTGCCAACCGATGAGGCAGCGCAGGGTGGCCCCCCGGCGCTGCATGTCGAGCTGACCGTCGCTGTCATCGAGGGTGATCTCGATGGTGTCGGCGGTGAAACCTCGGTTGTCGGTGATGGTCATCGACATCAGGCGCGGGCGGATGGCGGCCGAAATGTCTTTGCCATCGACCAGCACCTGGTAGGCCGGCACCGGATGGTCTGGGCGCAGGGCATCGAGCGAGCTGGTGATGCCGAGATTCTCGGCCAGGCGGCTGCCGAACTGGTCAAGTGCCCCCATCAGAGGATCCCCCCCAGCTTGCCGCCGATGCTACCCATGAGTTTGCCCACCCCCAAGCGGCCGAGCAGGTTGCCGGCGGTGCGCCCCAGCAGGGTGTTGCCCAGCGTGCTGTCGTTGTCGTCGACCCGCTTGAGCTTGATGCTGAACTCTATCTTGCGGGCGGCACCATCGCTGAAAAACTCGGTGCGGGTGGTGCTGATGCCCTCTATAACGAACGAGCCACGCATCACGCCATCGCCCTGGATCAGGGGGAAGGCTTCGCCGCTGTCACCCATCTGGCGCAGCATGTCGAGTGACACAGGCCCGCCCGTCAGCTCTGGGTAGAGCACCCCGCTCAGGGTGCTGGTTTCATCGTCAGGGCCGAGGAATTGGTAAGCCGGGCGAGCGCCGACCCGGTTATTGCCCGGGTGGCGCCATGCCCATTCGTCTTGCTGGGATTGTGGGGCAACGGTCGAGCGCATAAACACGAACCAGCCCAGGGTCATCATCATGGTGGTTGCTCCTTAGTTTCGATCGCCCAGCGTGGCGCGGCCACGGGCGGCGGCCTGCCGCTCGCGCTTGTCCAATTCGCGGCGCACCTCTTGCGCCACATCGACGGCTGATTGCCCTGGCTGCTGAATGATGTGGATGGGGGCGTTGATCTCTGTGGTTGACGATGCCCCTCTGGTTGGAACTGGCTTGGAAGTCTGCACGATGCGAGGGCCGTAGCTGTACCCGTTGGAGAGTGCTGGCGAGCCGAAGTTGCCATTCAGGTAACCCGGTGTGGATGCGGTCGGCGCAGTCCTCTGGAAGCTCGGCAACTTCTTGGCTTCCAGAATGCCAAGCGATTCGAGCAGCCATTCGATCCCTTTCAGAAAGGCCTTGAGCGGGGTGAGGGCCAGATTGAAGGCCTCGCCCAGGATACGGCCGACGAACTGGCCGGCGCTGCCGAACCCTTCCAGCGTTTCCTTGGAAAACTTGATGGGTTCTAGCAGGTCACCAAACCAGCCTGATAGCGCTTTAACCCCGGTACCGATGCCATCAATCAGCGGGGCGAACGGCTTGAAGGCTTCAAAGACTGGGGCAAGCCCGGTCATGATGCCCTGCCAGAGGCCGCTGAAAAATGCGCTGATGGGCTGCCAAAACTTGATGATGGCAATCCCCAGCGCAGCAAGGGCAGCCAATGGGGCAAGGAGTGCCCCTATCGCACCCAGCATGCCGCCAAAGGTGACCCCCAGCACCCCGAAGATGAGTTTCATGATGGCCAGAGGCCCCAGCAGGGTAGCGACTGCCAGCGATAGCCCGCCCATGGCGATGGCGATAACCGAAGTCACCGCTGCGACACGCACCAAGGTGTTGGCCAGCTCAGGGTTTTCTTCTACCCAGTGGCGAACGCCCACCACGATCTGCTTGATGTACTTGATGATGTCCATCAATGAGCCGCGCAGCTTCTCGCCAAGGTCTGCTTTCACGTTTCTTATCCCGGCCTGCAGGATCAGCCACTGCGATGAGAGCGAGTCTTTATCGATGTCTGACTCTCGCTGCATCGACCCCCTCGACTTCTCGGCGTTCACCAGTTTCAGCTGACGATAGAGCTCGTCCAGGTTGTTGGATAGCTTGGCCGCGTCTTTGCCGTATTCCTTGCCGAATATCTGGGTGGTGACCCTGAGCTGGTCTTCGACGTTGAGTTTCTTAATCTTCTCCAGCACCTTGGTGATGGTGCCCATGGCATCGGTTGCCATGGCCTTTTCTACAGCGGTTGACTGCATGCCGATCGCTTTCATCCCGGCCTGGAAGCGCTTGCTTTGCATGGTCGCGATGGAGAGCTCGCGCACCATAGCGTTGGAGGCGCTGGCGGCTATCTCCGGTGCAGCCCCCAGACTGAGGAAGGTAGAACCCAGCGCGGCGGCTTTGCGGAAGTCGAGTTTGTCGGCGACGCCGCCCAGGCGCTGCAGCACGTCGATGATGTCGGCGCCCTTGGATTGGGCGTTGTCGTCGAGGTAGTTGATGGCATCGCCGAGCTCTTCGATGTTGCCGATGGGGATCTTGTAGAGGTTGGCGATTTTGCCCATGTCTTCGGCGAGCTGGCCGGCCGGCAGTTCAAAGGCGGTGGCCGCCTTGGCGGAGGTTCTGGCGAACTTGAGCAGGTTCTCTTGACCTTGCACCCCCATGCGGGCGGCGCCTTCAACCAGTGCTGCGATGTCGATCGCGCCGTTGAGTTGGGGGATCTCTTCTGAAATGGCTTGAATCTGTTTGGCCATGTCGAAGTAGACCTTGGTCAGCTTGCCAGAGTCATCCCTGGCGCCATCGACCTGTTTTGCCACCCCTTTCATGGCGTCTTCAAAGCTGGAGTACTCCTTGATGGCGCTATAAACCGGCATGCCGATGGCGGTACCGGCTGCGATAGCGGTGGCGCCGTGTCCGGCAATCTGGCCGCGCAGCTCTTGGGTCTGTCGGTAGCTGGCTTTGACCTGGTTGAGGCGCTTTTGCTGGTCAGCCAGCTGGCCCAGCTTGGCGCGCTGAGAGTCGAGCACGGTATTAGCCGCGGCCAGATCGGTCTTTAGGCGGCGCTGAGTTTCGCTGAGGTTGCTGGTGTTGATGCCGCTCTTGCGCATCGCCTCACCCATCTGAGCGTGACGGGTGATCATTTCACCTTCTTTGGTCTTGAGCTGGTTGAGGGCTTTCTCGGCCTTGTTGAGCTCGTTGATCATCAGGCGGGTTGGCTTGGGGGTGTCGGCAATTTTGCGCTGCAGTTCGCTGAATGAACCCTCGGCCTGTTTCAGCTTTGCCTTGGTTGCGCCAATCTGGGCGCCCAGCGTCTTGTAGCCTTCGATTTGGCCGGCTTGGGTTTCGATGTCGCGGATTTTCTTCTTGGTGTCGACCAAGTCTTTGGCGGTCAGGCGGCTCTGGCCGCTGACGGCTTTGAGGGGGGCGGTGAGCTTGTCGACCGCCCCGAGCAGGATTTGGAGTTTGAGAGGGTTCATTGTTCTTCTGCCCCGTTGATGCGGTTGTGAATCTCAACGAGGCGTTGGTGCCAGCCCATCAGCTCGCTGATTTCCATGGCCGCCATCTCGGACGGCGGCCAGTGGGCGATGATGGCGATCTCGGCCATCAGGTCGTCTATGCAGTGAGGTAGGCCTCCTGCTGCGAGCCCATCAAAAAACCGACCACCACCACCCCGGCTTTGAGCAGGTCAGCTGGGTCCATGTCGTTCACTTCCTTTTCGGTCAGGTCGGTGATGCGGGGCAGCAGTTTGATGAGGGTATCGACGTTCATCTGGACGATGTCCATGGTGTTGAGGCCGCGCAGGTGGCCCGCCTTCTTGGGGCTGCGGATGATCAGGCTGTTGAGGGTGTTCTCGCCGCGCTGGATCGGGGTGTCGAGGGTGATTTCTTTCTGGTCCATGGTGTTTGTTCCTGTTGTGGATGTGGTGAGGGCGGCAGTGTGCCGCCCGTTAGGTTGTTGGGTGGGTTAGAGGCCGATGGCTTTGCGGTGTTCGGCCATGCGGTCGACGCCGTCGGGGCCGATTTCGATCATGTTGAGCAGGTCGATTTCGTGGATGACCCGGCCATCGACGGTCAGTTTGTAATAGGTGTTGACCATGCTGACCTTGGCTTGGGTGTTGTCGCCCATTTTCGCGGTGCCCCAGTCGATCTCTTTGAAGCGGCCACGGGTGACCACTTCAACGGATTGGGTGCCGCCTACATCATCCCGCTGGATCGAGCCGTAGAAGCGCAGCGCGACGCCGTCAATCAGCCCACTCCCCATTTTGCCGATGATGTCGGCGCTGTAGCCTCCCATGGTGAACGAGGTGTCGAGGGCGCTGTCATCGAGCCCCATGTCGATATTGACGGCACCTGGCATGCCACCGCCGCGATAGGTCTCGAATTTGCGGCCGAGCTTGGGGAAGGTGAACTCTTCGGCTTCGCCGATCCAGTTGGTGCCGTCGGTGAAGATGTTGAGCTGTTTGACTTTTCTTGGCAGTGCCATGGTGGCTCCTTATGCTGCGGCCGCGACGCGGGCGCCGAAGTCGATGAGGTAGGTGTCGGTGATGCGCTGGATGAAGCCGAGGTCTTCGAGCGGTGGCATCGGGGTGTAGTTGTAATCGATGCGCAGCTTGCCGGCTTTGAGGGTGTCTTTGTCATTGAGCTCTTCGTTGAACCAGCAGTCAAAGCCGAGCAGGTAACCGCCCGCCACCAGTTCGCGGCCCTTGGCCTTGATGCCTTCGACGATGTCTTTCACCAGGGTGGGGGTGAGCGGCTTGTCGTTGGCCCACATGTGCGCCTCGGCCATGGTGTCGGCCAGGATCTGGGCGGTGCGGGTGTAGTTCTCGAAGGCGAACTGCGGGTCATCGGAACAGGTGCGGTTGCCCCAGTAGCGGAAGCCATCGGCCCGGATCAGGGCGGTGATCTCGTTGGCGTTGAGCAGGCCGACCTCGGTGTCGGGGTCTTGCAGATCCCAGAACAGGGCCTTGGTCATGCCGTCGACCCCGGTCACGCCTACGTTCGACAGGGTCTTGTGCCAGCCGATCTCTTTATCGATGAGGGCGCGCATGGCGGCGGCCTTGAGGCAGGCATCCAGTTTTACGCTGGCATTGGCTGCTACATCCCAGGCGGTCCAGTCGCCGTGGATAGGCATCAGTTCGCGGCTGGAGAAGTTTTCACGGTAGGCCAGCGCAGCCTCGACGGTCTCAGCGATGGTCGGCACGTAGGCAAAGGCGCGCAGCTTTTTGGCCACGCCACCCAGCGCGGTGGCCACCGGCAAGGTGCAGTTGTCCGGCACGCAGAGGATGCGCGGCTTGACGCCGGTCATCGGGGCGGCCCGTTCCAATGCCTTGAGGCCGGTGTAGCTGCCATCCGGCTTGATGGTGCCGATGATGTTGCTGGTCATGGCGGCCGCGTCGGCGCCATCTGCCACGCGCACGGCGATGACGATGGTGCTGACGGTGTCATAGATGGTTTGCAGCGAGCGCTTGAGGTTGCCCTGAGTACCAGCCTTGGCGATGGCCGCCGGCAGGTTGGCGATCAGCACGGGCTTGTCGAGGGGGAAGTAGGCGGCATCCGCATCGGCGCTGGTGCAGACCATTCCGATCACCGCCGTGGCGACGGTGCGGATGGTGCGGGTGCCCTCGTTGACTTCCACGACGCGCACGCCGTGGTGAAATTGGTCCAGTGCCATAGGTTCTCCTGTTGTCCGGACGGAGCTTTTGCAAGGAAATGCGAGCATGGTCAGGATGCAGGGGCAGGGGATGGCGAGCGAGCTGTTGCCATTGTGTGGCGGCGCTACACAATGGTCAGGCGATGACAAGGTGGCGACGGGCGGCAGTAACGAAAAACCCCGCTCTGGGCGGGGTGGTTGTTGGATGGTCTGCTACCCTGGTTTTACTGGCCAGGTTATGTTTTTTGGCCAGCCTTGTAGCTGGTCGACGCGGCTTACTTCAATCGTGTATTGACGCCATTTATTAAGTGAGTCAGCTTCGTTTTCAGACAAAAGCCCCAATGATTCAAGATACAACAATGGTGCGATTATTCCATTTGCTTCAATAAGGCGTTCTTTTTGCTCATTTCTTGATGCCGATATAGCGTCATTAATTGATATTTCTGATTTAACCAGTATGGGATTTCCAACTTCATCAGTTGATATTTTCATCCCCTGTTCAGCACCTTTCATTAACTCAGTGTGCTGTTCATTGGAAATCTCTGTATATGGCTTAGGTATATCAGCTTCATTGAATAATATGGTGTCATAAAACCATAATGTAGTTGCTGAAAAAACAATAGTTGATTTCATGATTATTTCCCTATAGCAATCCAGTGAAAGCCGACTGACACACTAGCAATCTGGCCAATCCAAACACCAAAGGCACCGTTATTTCTGGTCCCATTTGCTACGATTCTATTTGCGGATATGTTGTCTAATGCCCCACCCACAGTTGTAAATACAACTTTTGTTTCGACGGGCATCGTAATCGGCAGCGTGATTACTGCTGATGGCTGATTCGCTGGTATTGTTCCAGTGCCGATTTGAAATATCCATCCACCTAGCCACGATGGCAACGCTAGATATCCATCTCCGACCCTAAACCCTGCCAGCATCTTTTTCGGCGTAACAGCAACATCATCCGCAACACCGTCCTCTGTCTGGGTCTGAGTCGCAACTTTCATCATTCCTAGCACGGTTTCTGATGCTTGCTTGACCCATGCCAGTAACTTCTTTGCGGTGACGAATTTGGTGTCATCTGCGCCGGTATTTACCTCTGCCTGAGTGGCAATCTGTGCCTTTCCCTTTACCGCTTCGGTAGCCGTGGTAATGGTGACAGCACCGGTCATGCCATCGACAGATTGCACCGAGTCGGTTGGGGTGAGCAGTTCTTGCCAGTTGGCCAGGGTTGATGCACCTGTTACCCGCAAGATGAAAGACTTGTTCAGATCGGTGCGTACTGCGACATCTCCTATTTCGGCAGTCAGGGCCAGCATGGCCGCTTGTGAGCCGACGACGAAGGTGTCGACGATGGCAGTGGCTGGGAGTTGACTGACTGGCACCTTGCCGCCGCCATCCAGAGTAGCCACCCCATTGACTGCGCCTTTTTGTGAGCTGGGAACCGCATCAGTGATGCCATAGCCAGCCAGGGTGGTTGGGTTAGTGCCAGCAGTTATGTTGCCCTTGGCATCTACAGTGACCGAGCGATAGGTCCCCGCTGCGACCCCTGCGTTTTTGTAGGTCACGTTGATGATGATGTTGGCACTGCCATCGAACGAGGCTTGGCCGGTGACATCACCCGCGATCGCCACGTTGCGCGCGGTGGTGAGCTTATCAGCCTTGCCAGCAGCAGTTACCCCACCTTCGATGTCATCGACATGTTTTTTCAGGTAGGCGGTACGGTTGGCCAGGGCTTGGGCCTGCTTGTTGGATGTCCCGCCCGGGCCACCCAAGACAGGGTCGTTGGTTTCGAGCTGGTAGATGCCAAGATCCCAGCTGGTTACCTCTTGTAAATTCGCCATATCAGGAGGCTCCGTGGTTGTAGTTGCCGTTGTAGGTTGCGACGCCGTTGTAGGTGACGGGCGCCATGGTGTAGTCGAGTGCAGCTAGGTGGCAGCGGGCCGGGGCCATTTCTGCCAGTAGGCGTTTGATGCGGTTGGCCTGTTCGGTGGTGACCGGGCGAGCAAGAATGACCCGATACACCGCCCAGCGGGTCGGGTCGCCGTGTGTTTCATTGCCGTTGTAGTTGAGGGTGCCGTCATAGCGGCGGCCGGTGGCGCGCTCGATGATTGTGCTGTCACCAAACCCGAGCACGGATAGCGCCTCCTTGATGGCCCACGGGGTGCCCTTATGCTGGTGCAGCCGGAACGAGGCACGGATCAACGCGCGGCGCTGGTCTTCTGACTCGGCCAGTTCCCACCAGTCCACCGAGCGAGCCCATGCCAGCCATGGCAGCAATGGTGCAGGGCAGGTATCGGCAAAGCGGGTGGCGGTGATCAGCTCTGGCATCAGGCTGCTGGCCAGTGTCGCGGCGGCCAAGTGTTCCAGCCTGGTGACCGAAGGTGGCAGCAGATCCCTGGTAGCGGGTGACGGCAGGGGCAGGCGGTGCACCTTTGTGGACCCGAATACCCCCGCGTCAATACCACGAACACCCACGCAAGCGCGGGTGGTGATCGGCGACAGCAGCGGCGCCGCCAGGGCACTGTGCGTTAGGGTGATAGTCATGGCCGGCATGGTTGCAGCTGGCAAGGCTGGCGCCGTCGGGTAGATGATCTGGGCATACTTGGCAATCGGGGTGCCCATGGCGCCGGTGAAGACCGTTGCCGCCTGTGCCAGCTTGGTCTTTAGACGCGGGTCACCTTGTTGGCCGTCAGACAGATCGCCGATGGTCTGGCGTACCTTGGCCTTGTGGCTGCCCAGGGCGCCGAGATCGAACCCAGCAGGTGCCAGCAGCTGCTGAACCGTCGGTGCCTCAATGGCGTCAGGCTGTAACCCGCCAGTACCGAGCCGGGTTCTTACCCCCGCTGTGCCGATAATCCCTGCATCAAGCCCGGCAAGGGTGATCTGTGTTGACATGTCCGCCGCCCCCATGGCGAGCAGGTCGCCCATTGTTGCAACAGTGGCCTGGGTGGTTGTCGCTGGATCACCCTGCGAGCCATCGTTGATAGCGATGGCCTTGGCACGGTTGGTCAGCTTGTTGGCCCCGGCAGCAAACTGGCTGATCCCGGTTGGCTTCGCGCGTTGAGTGAGCGACGCCAGCCCTGCTTGTCCTTCCTCTATCCCTGCCACTGTCAGGCTGACACTGACCCCGGCAATGGCATCTGGCGCGGGGTCATCTTCACCCTGCTGGGTGCCCCGATAGATAGCCGCCCCGTCAAAAGACAGGGTGCCGTCGTGGTAGGTCAGTGACCCGCGCCAGATGGGATAGATGGTTGCCATCAGAGTTTGAAGATCTTATTGGCGCCGCTATCCCAGGCGATGATGATGTCGCCGCCATTGGTGCTGACCGGCAGACCTGCCGCCGTGTCGAACAGGGCGATCAGCGGGCTGGTCGCGGCTGTGCCGGTGTCTTTGTAGATGGCGCAATACTTGACGGCTGCGGTTGGCACGGCGAGGAAGGTGACGTCGGCGGCATCGAATACGCCACCGGTGACCGTCTTACTGGTCATGGTTTGCGGTGTGCCTACCACGTGGGCTGACAGCGTGCTGTAAAACTCGTCGCTGGCCAGGGTGGGGGAGTAGGTGTCTTTGAGCAGGGCGCACTTGATGGTATCGGCATTGGCGTTGATGGCACCGGTGAGAAACTTCTCGCGGCCTTTGTCATAGAGGGCGTTTGCCATGGGCTGGTTCCTTAATCGAGGTTGATGGTGGTGAGTTTGGCGGCCTGTTGTGGGCTGCATGTCACATCAGCCAGCGGAGATCGCAGGGTGACGCTGTCGATCCCTGGCTGATGCAGAGCGGCATAGATGGCTGATAGCGGTACGGTGGCCCCGACCCGGTAGTAAGCGGCGGCGGTATTGGTCATTGCTTCGTTGGCGGCGGCGAGGGCTTGCTCTTTGCCAAGGCCGATGGCGTTGAGGGTTGCGTCGACGGCATATGGCTTGATCTGGGCCGGTTCGACGGCCACCAAATCGCAGAGGGGGCGCACATCTTCTGCCGAGAGGGCCTGGCTGACCCTGTTGATGGTCTCGGCACTTGGTTGGCCCGCCGGTGACAGCAGCGTCACCCTGACGGTGCCAGGTGTTGGGCTATCAACAGCGACATCTGCCACCTCGGCACTGGCCGAGAAGGCGTGAAACTTGTAAGCGTTGATGGGGCCGGCAGTGGTCAGCCCCTCAAAAGCCATCTGGCCGCGCAGGCGCAGGCGGTCATCCGATTCATAGACCGGATCGACAGGCGGATTGGCCTCCGGATCCCCCGGGGTGACCAGCAGGCGGGCGATGTTGTACTCGGCGACCAGGTGGTCGAGGGTGGTGCCGCTGGCAAAGGCGAGCAGGGTCTGCTTGGCGGCATCGTTGATGCGGGCCCGCAGCACCACCTCCCGATAGGCGTTCTCTTGCAGCAGCTTGTTGAGCGGCTCGGATTCGAGTTCCAGGGTGGCGGCGATGGCGGCTTGCTGGTCTGCCGGGTAGTAGCTCACCAGGGTGGCCTTGCGCTCGGCCAGGATGGTCTCAAAGTCGAGGGGCTCCACCACCGAGGGCGGCGGGAGCTGGGTCAAATCCACGTTGCTCAATTGGTGGCTCCTGTGGGGATGGCGATAGAAGCAGACTCCGGCGCGCTGCCGTCCTTGCGCTGCCATGTGAGCTCGACGGTGATGGCGCCATCCATGCCGCCGCCCAGCACATCGACCCGGGTTATGGTGATGCGGGGTTCCCAGTTGATGAGGGCCTGCACGGTGGCGGCCATCAGGCGCAGGCGAGTGGCCTGATGCTGGGGCTGGTCGATGAGGTAGAACAGCTCGCTGCCGTAGTCGCGGCGCATGACTCGCGAGCCCACCGGGGTGATGAGGATGTCGCGCACTGACTGGATGATGTGGTCGGTGGCGCTGATGGCGCGGCCGGTGGCTGCATTCATGCCAAGCCAGTTCATACCGGCCCCCCTGATGTGTCGCTGCCGCGTTGCACGTTTGTGTGGCCGTGGGTACCGACTTCGACAGGGCCGACCTTGGCGGTTTCACTGATCACGCGCTTGGCCTGCAGCAGGTTGGTGCAGATGACCTTGGGGGCATCGAAGGTCACGCTGACGCTGGCTTTGATTTTTGCCGCCATGATGCCGGTGGCATTGAGCTCGCCGGTTTGCGGGTTGTATTCGATGACGGCGCCGTCGCTGTATTCGGTGCGGTCGAGGTCTGGATTGTCATCATCGCTCAGTGGCTCGTCTGCGGCGGCGGCGTTGAGGGAGCCCACGATGTACGCATTGCGCAGATCGCCACTGACTGACAACAACATGACCTGCTCGCCGATGGAGAGGCGATGGCGGGTGCGGTTGTTCCCGGCCCGTTCGGTGAGGTAGGGCCGCCAGTTGGTGATGATGTCGCCGGTTTTGACGCGACATTCGCCGGAGCGCACGGCGGTGACGGTGCCGATGCGGATCAGGTTGTCGATCAGGCGTTGGAGTTCAGTCGGGGTCGGTTGCATGGGGCCATTGTTTTGGGCAATGGCCGGGAAGGCGAGGAGGTGCTAGTGTATCTTGCACTCATACACTTCAGAATAAGGTTGATTTATTAGATAGATTGCTTACAGGTGACTTAATTGGCCGAAACAAAGTCTTTTATAATAAAGGCTGAACACTATATTGGAATAGTGTTAATGAGGGTATAGAGTGAATCTGCTATCAAACCAGAGAACATAAAATATGTCATTCTTCCGATAGCCTACCATCGCTCTTAGCGCGTGGTATCTAAATGCCAAAAAATGGTCCACATCTGGGGTGATAAATGGAGGGATAGGAGCTTTTATCGACTTTCTCGCTATTTTTTCAAATCCTAAGCCATGCTTGTCCATTTGCTTGATCTCTTTCCATAGTTTGTCTTTCCTACGAAAAATTGCATCCGCAAAACTAGCTTTTCCCTCTTGGTCTAGAGCCTGCAAACAAAAATCACCAGTTTGAAGGCGCTCCAGTGAAAAAATAGGTGGATTATTATCGTAATTAACTTGTATGTTCTGGGCTGATATTTTTCCGCGTGCATTGGGTAATGGAGCGGGGATTGTTTTGCTTTTTTTTGCCATAAATATCAATCAATACGAGTTTCAAAGTATTTTTTAAGTTCTCTTTTGGATATTACACCGCCACGAGATTCATTCTTTATCCATGGTGACTCTTCATGAGTCATATTTCGAAGTTTCCAAGCACTGAATTGCCCAAAGACATCATAAATTTCTTCAATATGAGAAATTTCTTGTTTTGTGAGGCAAGTGTGCTCATTGAATCTTTTTAGACTTCCGATTGAGTCGCTGCCGTACTCCTTAAATTCATGGTACAGAGAAGGCACGACAGGACCATGTGCCCACGCCTCAATATCATCGTCAAAAAGAGGCACTCCGTACAATGCCAGATAGTAGCCTTGTGCATAATAAACGAGCTTTTGAAGCTTTAGATTGGAGATTCCCTCTTCCTCATTCCCCAGTCTTATAAACTTTTCCGCTACATCTAATACATTCGCCATGTTTACCCTATTTATAATTTTTACGTCGTTCGTTTTACTATTTTTCCCGACTCAATTTGACAACTACATGTTGTCACCAATGTAGTATCGCGCAGTATAGCGCAAGCAATCAACCCCAATAAGCTCCCTCAAGGCATCGGTACTACATGTTAGACCGGTCACGCATCGTAAATGCGTGACCGATCACATTACCAGCCGATCGCTTTGGGTTCGCGGCGCAGGTAGGGGATCAGCTTGGGCCAGTCGCTGTCGCCGTGGGTGTTGGGCTGGATATGGCGGGTGCGGTCGGCCAGGATTTTGCGGGCCTGGTTCAGGGTGTAGGGGTACTCGTGGATGATGGAGTAGTAGCGGCCGGCATCACGGTGTTCGGCGACCTCAAGCAGGGGGTAGATACTGCGGGCGGCCTCCATCATCCGGTCGGCTGCGCGCCAGCACCAGCTCAGGGTGCAGAGTTCGTCATCGGTCAGGTTGATCGCTGGTTGTGAACGCTGGGCGGCGAGCTGTTCGGCCATCCAGTTGAAGGCGTTGATATAGGCCTCTTTGGTCGCCGCAGCCTTGGCGCCGGTGAAGCCCATCACCACAAAGATAAAGCCATCCTTGGTCATCTCATACGCGGGTCGTGCCTCGCCTTTCCCGTCCTGATAGGTAACGAGCGCAAAATTGCGCTCGTTGAAATCTTTGGAACAGTCTAGGGTGGCGATCTTGCGCAACACGTCTTTGTGCTGCTTGCCAAACACCTCGGCGACTTTCAGGGAGGTGGTGACAGGTTGGCCTTGTTGCAGGCTGATGATCTCGGCAGGGGTAAGGCTAGTGATGTTGCCCATGGTGTGATTCCTCGGATGCGATGCTGGTTAATCGCCACCAATGAGGTCTCAATCTCGACTGGTGACGAGCTGAACAGGGTTGAGACTACCGGGCATCCAAGGAAACCGGCCAGCCGTGAGGCTGCCCTGCCCAGCCCGCCATAACTGAAATTGCGGGTACTACTGGGCCGCACAAAAAAACACGCGGGCGCGTGTTGTGCGCTTGGAATGCTTCGGGGTCTCAATCCCGGCAACGGATTTTGCCGTTGCCTGCGCAGTATCGCGCAACCAACCGCAACCAATCAACCACCAATCGACACAAACCCGCCCGACCGCACACAACACCAGCAGCAGGGTAGCGATTTCCGTCAGGGCAGGGGATGTCTGTTTCGGGCGAGGGCAAACACTGGGCGGTGAGCTGGGTAAGGTTGGCGTACCGGTGAACCAAAGGAATCCGGCGCCCCGCAGGGCCGTTACCCAACACACCTAAGCACGATCAACTGGCCTCTTGTTTATCCTTTATTTTACTGGGGATAGTTGCACTATCAATCTGCTCATGGCGCAGGTAAATTGTGCCATCATCTTCAGTCCAGAAAGCACACTGAGTGGTATTGCAGATAATACGCAATGCGAGAGCCGGTTTTTTATTATTGTTGTATAGAATTATGTTCATCTGCTCTAACGTATTATTTGACAGCATAGTCTTTTGGTTATTCGCAAGATTAGTTCCTTCGGTGTGGACATGCCAAGCCAGTTCAACCACCATACCAATTAATAAGAGTATGGCAGTTCCAATTAGATACGTGATGGCCATGCGTTTTAATTTTTCTGACCATTTTAATACTTTTCGTGGCTTGCTGACCTTTTTGACTGATTCTATTGGTTTTTTTATCTTTAGTTTTAACATTAAATCTTCGATAAAATCAATTGCTCTGAGTTTAATGGAGGATATAAATCCATTAATCTCTTGGTCGAAACCTGTTAAAACAAACCAAATTATAATAGCGATTCCCATTGCTAATATTGTATATATATAAACAGGTAAGATTGCGAGAGATACTGCCATTACTCCTGTTAAGAGTGTTTGCTCTGTTGATAATGGGAACTCACTGCTGTCCACATGAAAGGATAGAAGGTAGCCTTGGTGCCAACTCATTCCCATTAAGTAAATAAATGCTGTTATGAGGGGCAGAAGAGCCAGTCCAATTTGAACTATCACTAAGATTTTTTCTGGTGAAATAAATTGCTGCCCATGTGCACATTTTTTACTAGCTTGTTGACGGAGCCGCTGCCGCAGTTCGCTACGCTGATTCATCCTTGCCTCACACGATTAAGTTTGCGCCGTATCGTATGGTTTCAAGCTTCGCTCGACAACCTTCTATTTAGTCAAATGGGCCAACAACAACTCCTCCAACTTTTCCACCTCTAGGTTGGTGATGCCCAGCAGCTCCCGCGCCGGATAGTGGATCTCGCGGCCCTTGATGCGGTCTTTGAGGCCGTATTGGTGAATGGTGGCTAGGCGGTTGGCGGTGCCGACAAACTCGACCACGGCCTGTTGTTCGCTGGCGCGGGCTTTGAGCCAGGCAGGGCTGCTTATCTTGAAGAACATCTTGCGGCGAAGGCGGCCCCGGCCTTGCTTCAGCTTGGGTTGCGGCTTGCGCGGAACCATGGGGCTGCCATCGGGCTGGCTGTTGGCGCGGATCCGCTGGACTTGGCTGGCGCGCAAGGTGCGGGCAATTTCGCCCGCCAACTGACGGCGGGCGGCGGGCTCCATGCTGGCCAGCAGGCCATCGGCCCAATGGGTCAGGCTGTTCAGGTCGTCGGCGGCCATGGCTGCGGTTCCCCGTTGATAAATAGCTCCCAGGTGATGCCGTCAAAAGGGTCTTCCGGCGGTTCTGGCAGATGTTCCCAGCCTATCCCCTGTTCGTTTTGCCAGACCCTGACCCGCTCGGTCAGTTTGACGGTGATGATGAGGTCCATCAGGTCGCTCGCGAGGTATTCCGCTTCGAAGGTGATGCCCTCCTTGCGCTGCTCATCGTTGGTCATCAGCTCGGGTTGGTGTTGGCGCAGCCAGGCCAGCAGCGGCACCATGATCTGGTCCGGGTGGCCGGCAAAATCCTCGATGCCGATGGTGAGGGGGTATTGCCACTCGAACGAGAGCGAGCGGGCGCCGGTGCTTTCGACGCGGCCCGGGGCGATGAAGATGTGCAGCTTGTCGGGGTTGGTCTTGAGGTGGGGCACGCAGCGGGTCAGTACCTCACGGATCTGTTTTGGTTTTTCCATGCTCCCTCCCGTTCTGGTGTCGTTGCTGACAGGCGATAAGGCTGTCGACCTGGGCGGCACAGGTGGCCCAGGCGGCCTCGGTCTGGGTCAGTTGATCGAGCAGGTCGCCGTTATTGAGCGGGCTGGCGGCCGGCAGCTGGCAGGGCGCCGGGGCCGGACAGGTGAGCCTGATAATCTGCGGCGCCGGTGAGGGCGGGGCGCTGGAGCAACCTGACAACAGGATCAGGCAGAGGGCGATCAGCCCACTCCTTGAGTTCGGCATTTTCACGTTTGAGCCTCTTGATGGTGTCGGCCCGGGTGGCGGCCGTGATAGTCAGATCGCCAAGCTGGCGTTGCAGCGTGGTGGCGGCGGTTGCCTGGGCGTCCAGTTCGCCGGTGAGGGTATCGATGGCTCCGTCTTTGAGTTTCTCCCGCTGCTCGGCCTCTTTGGCCTTGTCGTTGGCCGCGTTGAGGTCGCTTTGCAGGGTATCGACCTTGCCCCTGGCGGTCGCTGCCGAGGTAGCCGACCAGCCCCAGCCGGCCAAGGCAATGGCCAGCGCCAGCAGCAACCAGGTGAGGGGGGAGCGCAGCAGGTTAGGCCACATCCGCCACCTCCTTCACCGGATAGACCTTGGCAAAGTGGTCGTATGCCTTGGCGAGCTTGGTGTCGTAGTCATTGTCCTTAAACGCCGGGCCGTTGTAGCGGCGGGCGAAGTCTGCCCACTTGCGGCCCTGTAGCGCCTTGTGCATGGCCGCGTCTTGCTGGATGAAGCGGCACAGGGCGGTGAGGTGGTCGACTTCGCTGCGCTGCATGGCGGTCTGCCAGTTGCTGGCCGAGGCAAAGCCCAGCGCCTGCCAGTGGAAGCCCATGATCTGGAACATCCCCCAGCTGGCCGACTCGATGGCGGCATCCCGGTGCAGGCTGATGGCGAGTTGCAGCCGCTCCCACTCGGCCGCCCCGCCCGCATAACCGCCGCGCTTGGGGTTGACCAGGTTGGGGTAATGGGCCGCCATCTGGTCGGCGGTGGCCTTGCCCAGGTGCTTGGTGAGCTGTTTGTAGAACACATGTCGCTCGAACAGCACCACCGGTCGCATGTCGGTGGTGAACCCCTCGCCGATGCTCTCGACCTGGCCGACGGTGGCCATGGTGGCCAGCGGCAGGCCCAACAGGTCAGCGCCAGCCTGCATGTCGCCGATGCGCAACTGGTTGCCCCGCTCGCTGCCGAGCAGGGCGGCCAGGGTGCGGGGGCCTGCCTGACCGATGGCGGTGATCATGTAGTCCTGCTGAAAGGCGAGCAGGGCGCGCTCGGTGGCATCGCCAAACCAGCCATCCGGCTCGACCGGATAGCCGGCCTTGGTCAGGCGACGCTGCAGATCGGCGACGGCGGTGCCGGTATCCCCTTTTTTCAGGCTCATGGTTGAAACCTCCCGTTCAGGTGGCTGGCGGTGGTCGGTTGCTGGCGGCGGCGCGGCAGCAGGCGCATGACGGATCCGCGAGAGCCGATCAGAGCGGTGAGCAGCACGGCGGCCAGCAACACCGCAGCCGGGTCTGGCGCTGGCATGACCCCGAGCAGGACGCGCAGCGGCACGGACCCGGCGGCGACGGTGATGACCCATGCCAGCAGGGCCGGCAGGGGGCGATAGTCGCCCCCGTTGCGGTTGAAGGTGGCGATGCGCATAGCGATCGCGGCGCAGATCATGGCGTAGAGGATGGTCAGCATGTCAGCCCCCTTTGCAGGCTTGGCGCTTACGCCGAGCCCATTTGATGAACAGGATTACCACTCGCATCAGTTCAATAACGAACGCGCAAATGGCTGCTTTCCCGAAGGTGCTCACCGGGTCTAGAGGTGCTCCGTTCAAAAACTCAATCAACATCAGCCACAAGCAGATTGCTGCCAATATCAATGCTGATTTCTCACCAATTTTCAGGAGTGCTTCCAGCCAGTTGATCAGAGAGAAAGTGTTCTTGTCCCGTTGGTTCATGTCAGCCTCCTTTGCGGAGTTTGAGCAGGTCTTCCGGCGTTTTGCGCAGGATCCACTGCAGCAGGTGGACGGCCAGCGCCGAGGCCAGCATTGCACCGACGGCCCTGGGGACTTCGACACTGAGCGGCAGCACGCTGGCCAGCATGGCTGCAACCAGCGGGGCCGCCAGCGCGCCCGCCACGAAGGCGGCAACGAACAGGCCCGCCTTGCGCAGATTGCCGAGCTCGGCGGTGGTGGCGATGAACACCAGCGCCCCGGCGAATGCACCGAGCAGGACGCCGGGGTCTACGCCCGGGAAGAGGGACAGCAGCGCCAGACCGGTGAGGGTGCTGGTTGCTGCACTGGATGAAATCGGTTCTGGCATCGTGCTCTCCTATCGTTTGCTGCCGTAGTGGCGAGCGGTTTGAAATTCGTGGATGGTCTGGCACTCGGCGCAGCGTTCGCAGCCCCGGATCGCTTCACGGCGCGCCTGCGGGATGGGGTTTTCGCAGTCGATGCAGTAGTGCGGGCCGGTGCCACTGATGCGGGCGGCGTGGATGCGGGCAGCGAGTTGCTGCTCGCTGATGTCGGCCAGTCGTTCGAGTTCGTCGTCGAGGCGGCTCATGGTCAGTCCCATAGCTGGATCAGCGGCTGCTCGGCCTGGGTGGGGGCCGCTGGCATTGTGATGAGAGTCCCGGTTGGGAGGATGGGGCCGAGCGCGGCCAAACCGGGGTTGAGTGCGAGCACCTGCTCGGTGATGCCTGCGGTGTAGCCGTAGTGCCGGAACAGGATGAGATCGAGGGTGTCACCCTGCTGGCTGCGCAGCTCCATCAGATGAGCTCCACGGTGTTGTGGGTGGTGCCGAGGATGTCGCGAATGGCAAAGCGGGCGTCGCGGTAGAGGTCGTCAGAGCTGATGATTTTGGCATCGACCCCTTTGACGCCATCACCGGTGGCGCTGTAGTCGGTGTAACGCTCCAGCAGGTTGGCGCGGGTCATGGCATAAACGGCGCGCCGGTAGCTGTGCAGGTGCGCTGATTCGTTGTTGATGAGTTCGCCTGGCACGGCGGCCAGGGTGGCAACCCCTTCTGCCTCACGGGCGCGGCGCCAGTCAGCCAGATCCCGGTTGATGCTGGTGATGGCGTCGATCACGGCATGCTTGAGGCGGGTCGTGGTGACGGTGCCATCGAGCCGGACGGTGTCGCGCAGGTCAGGCAGCGAGATCGCCGGCCAGAAGGGGCTGGAGTCTATCTCCCCTTCGGCTGGCGACGTGGGGGCATTGGCAATGAATCCGGTGCTCATGGTGCTCCTTTTCCGCTTGTTGGGCGGTGGTCGGGCCGTCTGGTATGCGAAACGCATTCGTCAGGCCCGAGCCGCCCAGGGTGCGGGGTTCGCTCGGTTAGCTGCCGCCGCCGGTGGCGTCGGGTTGCTGCTCTTTTTTCAGTTCGCGCTCGAGCACTTCGAGCTCTTTCTTGATGCCGACCTTGTCGTGCAGTTCGAGGGCGCGGCGGTAGTGCTGGGCGGCCTGCTCCTTGAACCCGTCGGCCAGGGCGGCGCGGCCCACGGCCTTGTGCAGCTTGGCGCGCACCTGGTCGAAGATGTCGCAGTGGGTCAGCAGCTCGAGGTAAGCGCACAGCAGGCCATAACTGGGGCCCGCGCCTGCCTCTTGCAGCTTGATGCCGGTGTCGGCGACCTCTTCGGCGATCAGGGTGGCGGCGGTGCGCTCGTAGCGATCGGGGGTACTGAGGCCGTGGCGGATCACGTAGTCGGCCATGTTGAAGGCCCCTTCGAGATCGCCGGTGTCGAGGGTCCAGAGCATGACGGTGACGAGGACGTCATCTTGTCCGCCCCGGTCAGCGGCCAGCAGGCCATCAATCCACGGCGTGTAGACCGGCAGCATGGTGCGCTTGGCGTCGATCTTGCGCTCGATGCTCTGGATGCCCTTGAGGGTGCGGCGGTGTTCGGCCAATTGCATCAGCTGGAGTTCGTAGGCGTTGGCTCTGGCCTGGTCGAACTGGGGGTTGGCCGCCCCTTGCAGGGCGGCCAGTGCTCTTTCGCGGTGGCGGCGGGCGGGAGTCATGCCACCCCCTTACACGCCGGGGGCCGGGTTCGGCCCGATGACGATGTTTTCGACCAGGGCGGCGCAGTCGTAGTCCTCGACCACGTAAGCGTCGTTGGTGCTTTCGTAGTTGACGATGCGGTTGCGCTTGGGCTCGTCTTCGATGTAACGACGGCGGGCGCCGGTCTGCCAGTAGATGGAGAGGTTGCTGAGCTTGGTGATGAGCAGCTTGTCTTCGGGGAAGAAGGGGACGCGCACGGCCTTGAGGCCGCCGATCTGCTTCTGGCTCACCAGCACCTGGCCGGCCAGTTTGTTCTGGTTGTCGCCCGCGTCGTTGATGATGGGGAAGTATTTGTCGGAGAGCATCTTGCGGCCACAGATGACCACCAGGTCGGTATCGTCCTGATACCAGGGTTTGATCAGCTCGCTCACAACGTCGAATACCAGGGCGTCGATGTTTTTATAATCGCCGTCGGTGGCATCGACGTAGATCTTGCCGCTGCCCTCGGAGCCCTCGCTCATGACCTGGGCCGGGGCGTCGGTGCGGATGTGTTGCAGCCAGCCGATGTTGACGTCTTGCAGCAGGGGGTGGGCGTTGCGATCGGTGTCGGCGGCGGCACTGGTGCCATGCCAGCCGATCATGATGCGGTCCAGCCCCTGACGGGTGAGGATGGCGTCACGGACACGGGTCTGGAAGTCGGGGAACTTTGCCCAGGCATCGATCTGGCCGTAGCCGATCTGGGTGTCGAAGTTGGTCTGGGCGCATTCGTAGCTCTGGTCGTAGAGACCGTGCGGGCTGTTGGGCTGGCGGTCTTTGGTGTCGGTGTTGGTGCGACCGGCGATGGTGCTGGTGATGCCGATACCGACCTTTTGACCTTTCATCTCATCGACAGGGATGACGTTGATCATGCCGAGGAAGGCGACCGACTCCTGCATTTTGGTTTCCAGGGTCTGCTGGACGCTGGGCTGCACGTTGAATTGCACCATGGCGCTGGTGATGGCGTTGAGTTTGGCGACCTGGCCGGTGAACTCGTTGAACTTCTGGCGGGTTTCGTTACGCATTGGGCATGGTCCTTAGCAGTCGGTTTGAATGGAGGTGCCATCGCTACCAGTGGCGGGCGGGCGCTTGTGGCTGAGCTCTTCCTGGCCCTCCAGCTTGGCGGTGAGGTCGGCCAGCGCCTTGGCGGTGGCGTCCTGCTTGTTGGTCAGCTCGGTGATGGTCTGGGCCTGCTCGGTGAACTTCTTCTGCAGGTCGGCATCGAGGGTGGTGACCTCTTTCGCGACGGTCTCGACAGCCTGGTGCACATCGCTGAAATCGGCGGTGGATTGCTTCTTGTGGCTGGAGAACAGCGCGGCGATGCGCTCGGCCAGAGAGGGGCCTTTCTCCTGTTCACTTTCGAATTCGATGACGGTTTCCAGCGCTTCGGTGAACAGGCACTCCTTGTGCTGCTTGCGGGAGGCCAGCGGCGATTTGTCGCCTGCACCTGCGCAGAACTGGAGCATGTCGGTCCCCAGGCTGGCGGGGGAATCGGTGATCGCCAGCCCCATCAGGTAGGCGCCCTTTTCGTTCAGGTTGGGGTGGATCTCAACCGAGGTGAACACCTTCTGGCGCTTTTTGTTCAGCTCGACCAGCTCTGGGGTCGGGTCAATCTGCACGAACAGGGCCAGGCGCTGCTCGCCTTCGATGGTGACCTCTTCGGTCTTGGCGGCGGTGATGTCGCCGTACATCTTGAACAGGCCGTTGGGGTCAATGCCCCGGATGTGCTCCATATTGACCCGGGCGCCGTAGGTGGACTGGTTGTAGCGCTGGGCCATCTGCTCAAGCCATTCGCGGGTGATGGCGCGGCCATCGGTTGTGCCCCCTTCTACGGCAACACGGAAAAATTTGGACTTTGCCATGGGCTGGGATCCCTTTGGTGATTGGGTGGTGATGTCGCGGTTATGGTCTGGGTGAGCGGCGGGATCGTGCAATCTGTCGCCATTGTGTAAGGGCGTTACACAATGGCGGTGGGGCGTTGGTGGTTGGTCTGGCTGGGTAAACTGGCGCCATGACAGCACCCTTACTCTTCCCCCATATCGAACCCCGCAGGCAGGCCATGCACCTGTACTTTCAGGGGTACAAGATCCGAGCCATTGCGGAGCTGCTGGCGACCCCCGAGGGGACGGTCGGCACCTGGAAATCCCGCGACGGCTGGGATGACATCAAACCCATTGACCGGGTCGACTTCGCCATCGAGGCACGGATGTGCCAGCTGATCGCCAAGGAGGTGAAAACCGGCGGCGACTTCAAGGAGATTGACCTGCTGGGCAGGCAGTTGGAGCGCATCGCCCGGGTCAACAAATACAGCAAGGGCGGCAACGAGGCCGACCTCAACCCCAAGGTGGCGAACCGTAACAGGGGGCCGAAGAAGGCCCCCGAGCGCAACGTGGTGGAGCCCGAACAGCAGGAGCGGCTGATCGAGCGCTTCGAGTCCACCATGTTCGATTACCAGCGGGTCTGGTATGAGGCGGGCAAGCAGCATCGGCGGCGCAACCTGCTCAAATCGCGCCAAATCGGGGCGACCTACTTCTTTGCCTTCGAGGCCTTCATCGACGCCCTGGTCACCGGGCGCAACCAGATTTTCCTGTCGGCCAGCAAATCACAGGCCCATATCTTCAAGCAGTACATCATCCAGTTTGCCAACGCAGAAGGGGTGGAGCTCAAGGGCGACCCCATGGTGCTGCCGAACGGGGCGCACCTCTACTTCCTCGGCACCAACGCCCGCACCGCCCAGGGCTACCATGGCAACATCTACATGGACGAATACTTCTGGATCCATGGCTTTGCGGATTTTCGCAATGTGGCCAGCGGGATGGCGATGCACAAAAAGTGGCGTCAGACCTACTTCTCCACCCCCTCCAGCCTCTCCCATCCGGCATACAAATTCTGGTCGGGTGAGGAGTTCAACAAGGGCAGGCCCAAGGCCGACCAGATCAAGTTTGACTTGAGCCACGCCCACCTGATGGACGGCAAGCTCGGTGGCGATGGTCAATGGCGCCAGATCGTTACGGTGGAAGATGCAGTGCGCGGCGGCTGCGACCTGTTCGACATGGCCCAACTGCACAGTGAGTATTCCGAGGAGCGCTTCCGCAACCTGCTGATGTGCGAATTCATGGACGACACCTCCAGCGTCTTCCCGCTCGCCACCCTGCAGCGCTGCATGGTCGACAGTTGGGAGCTGTGGGACGACTACAAGCCCTTTGCCCTGCGCCCCCTGGGCAACCGGTCGGTGTGGATCGGCTATGACCCGGCCAAGGGCGGGCAGGGCGATAGCGCAGGCTGCGCCGTGCTGGCCCCGCCGGCGGTACCCGGCGGCAAGTTCCGGGTGCTGGAGCGCCACCGCTGGAGCGGGATGGACTTCGACGCCCAGGCGCGGGCCATCAAGGCCATGTGCGATCGCTACAACGTGGGCTACATCGGCATCGACACCACCGGGATCGGGGAGGGGGTTTACCAGTTGGTGAAGCAGTTCTACCCGGCAGTGACCGCCATCCAGTACAACCCGAGCGTGAAAATCCAGATGGTGATGAAGGCCCAGGATGTGATGAACAAGGGCCGGCTGGAATTCGACAGCGGGATGACCGATCTGGCCCAGGCCTTCATGAGCATCCGCCGAGCGGTGACCGCGGGCGGCAAGATGCCGACCTTCGAGGCGAGCCGTTCCGACGAAACCAGCCACGCTGACATCGCCTGGGCAACGATGCAGGCCCTGTTACACGAACCGCTGGCAGGTGCCACCGGTGCCAATACCAGCATGATGGAGATTTTCACATGAGAAAGCGCCGCCCACAGCGCCATACCTCGCCGATGACGGCGACCCAGAAACCCGGCGAGGCCATCGAGGCGTTCAGCTTTGGCGAGCCGGTGCCCGTTTTATCGCAACGGGAAGTGTTCGACTACCTGGAGGCCATGCACAACGGCCGCTGGTACGAGCCGCCCCTCTCCCTCAATGGGCTGTCCCGGGTCTATCGGGCCGGGGTGCATCACGCCTCCGCCATTCAGGTGAAGCGCAACATCCTGCGCTCTTGCTTCATCCCGCATCCGAAATTGAGCCCGGCCGCCTTCACCGGCCTGGTGCTGGACTACCTCATCTTCGGCAACGGCTATCTGCAGGCGGTGCAGAACCGGCTCGGCGGGGTGCTGCGCTATGACCACCTGCGCGCCAAGTACACCCGGCGCGCGCTGGATCTCAACCAGTATTGGTGGATTGCTCAACCCGGCCAGGAGCAGGCGCTGCCAGCCGGGCGGGTGGGCCATGTGATGGAGGCGGACATCAACCAGGAGATCTACGGCATCCCCGACTACGTGGGCGGGCTCAACTCCACCCTGCTCAACGAGTCGGCCACCCTGTTCCGCCGCCGCTACTACGAGAACGGCAGCCATGCGGGCTTCATCATGCACATCACCGACGCGGTGCAGAACGAGGGGGACATCGCCAAGCTCAAAGAAGCCCTGCGCCAGAGCAAGGGCCCCGGCAACTTCCGCAACCTTTTGCTCTACACCCCGGGCGGCAGCAAGGACGGGGTCAAGCTGATCCCGGTGGCCGAGGTAGCAGCCAAGGATGACTTCCTCAGCATCAAGAACGTGAGCCGGGATGACCAGCTCGCCAGCCATCGGGTGCCGCCTCAGTTGATGGGGGTGATGCCGAACAGCACCGGCGGCTTTGGCGATGTGACCAAGGCCGCCCAGGTGTTCGACATCAACGAGATAGACAGCATCAAGGCCAGCTTGCTGGCGCTCAATGACTGGGCAGGGGAGGAGGTGATCCGGTTCAATCCCTACCGACTGTCAGATCTGACAGGACAGGCGGCATAGCCGAGGCTACAGTTACATCGAACATCTGGAGTTTGTGTATGTTCAAGGTGTCACGAAAGCCCCCTCACCGAGTGGGCTTTGTTTTGCCTGGCGTTCAGCGCCCTGACGTGCTGGGGCGGCGGCCCCTCAGCACCCGGCGCGCGCAGTCAAGACCCCGCCTCGCCTGCCCGCTTTATGTGTCGATTCCCATGCAGGTGAACGGATTGGATCGGGTGACGGTTCCCCGCGCCAGCACTGGCCGCGCGGGGGATACCGGATCCTTTTTGTGATCCTTCACTTTCCGTCAGATCCTTTCACCTTCCGTGCGGTCTGACTCAGCAGCACCTTGTGCTTCTACTCACTGATAAGCGCACCTGGAAGCTTTGATATAAAGGTCTGGCTTGGCTCTGAGTTGATCAGGAAATTTGCTGGCCAACTGATGATGCCAATAGGGAGCCATCATATCTTGGTGGGGTGATTTGGGGCCCAGTGTCACATGTTTGACCGGGGCAAGGTGATTGGTGCGGTGCAGCTCCAAATAGAGTCGGGGAGGTGTACCTTTTATCAAGTCAGGTTTTTCCACCTGAATTTCTTTGGCTCCGTATTCTAGATGGGTGACGATAACGCGGTGTTCTTTCTCTGCTTCATAATCCGCATCTTTGAGCAGATAGGGTAACGGTCCCAATAGCCACGATAGGTCCTGACGCTTTTCCTTATCTGGAGTGGAACCCAGAAAGTCGTTGACTGCGCTTTTTAATTCCTCAAATAGCTTTTTGAGGGGCCCTCCTTCCTCTTCGCCATGAATCTGCATTTCATTTTTTATATAGACAACACGATAGAATGCAGCGCTTTCTTGAGGTGATTTACCTGAATTAGGGAATGCTAAGTTTTTCGCATCTTTTTGAGCATCATCTTGTTGCTTTGACAATAGATCGAATTCAAAAAAGTTGTCGGGATTGAATGTAATAGCACAGCCACAGGCGTCCTCTTTCTGATGGTCTTTGCTATAAAATCGCCACATATTCAAGCTGTCCTCCTCTGGAAGAAAACAGCCGACAAAGGCAGGCTTACTCTCAACTGGTGTATGGCCAAGATAGTGCCAGAGCAGCTTCCCTTCATTGGGATCATTGAGCGCATTGATATGCCCCAGCCGTAGAGGGCTTTGCTCCAGTAACAGGGCATTACCCACCTGTAGCGAGGTATAGTGGGTCATTGTAAGCCCTTCTTTGACTTTTAAGAGATCCAAGATTTGTTCACGAATTTTGGTTATTTGTGGCGATAGCGCATAACGCTGAGCTTGATCTTGAAGTTCAATCGCTTGAAAACGAATCTGAGATTTGGCATTTCGGGCTGCTTTACGAAATAGGGCTTGTGCCCTTGCATAGTTCTGCTTAACACCCTCTCCGTTCATATACATCAAGCCCAGATTGATGGACCCCTGTTCATCACCACCTTTGCTAGCCTTGCGAAACCACTTGATCGCCGTGTGATAGTCTTGTTCTACTCCACGACCCTTTATGTACATAACCCCCAGATTACATTGGGCTCGAGCGAGTTTTTGTTCGGTTGCTTTGAGGTACCATTCTACTGCCTTAGTATCGCACTGAGTGACACCTCGGCCTTCATCGTACATCCATCCCAGATTACACTGGGCATCAGCGTCATTTTGTTCTGCAGCTTTGCGATACCACTCGACAGCTTTGATGTCGCTTGACTCGACCCCTCTGCCTTCTTCGTACATGAATCCCAGAAGAAGCTGGGCATCCGGATCACCTTGTTCGGCTACTTTGCGAAACCACTCTGCAGCCTTGCTATCGTTCTGCTCTAGACCTTCTCCTCGATAGTGCATTAAGCCCAGATTGTACTGTGCGTCAGGATTCCCTTGTTCGGCAGATGCGAGATACCACTCGACGGCTTTGCTGTCGTTTTGTTCTATGCCCTCTCCCTTCCGGTACATGGTGCCTAAATTGAACTGGGCATCTGGATCCCCTTGTTCTGCTGCTTTGCGATACCATTCGAACGCCTTGCTGTCACTCTGCATGACGCCTCGGCCCATATCATACATATATCCCAACTGGTACTGGGCATCTGATTTTCCTTGCTCTGCGGCTTTGCGATACCACTCTATAGCCTTGCTGTCATTTTGCCTGACGCCTCGGCCGGTATCGTATATATTTCCCAACAGGTATTGAGCATCAGCATCCCCTAGTTCTGCTGCTTTACTATACCACTCAACAGCCTTGCTATCGTTTTGCTCTACGCCTAGTCCATTTTGGTACATATGTCCCAGATTAAACTGCGCTCCTACGTATTTCTGTTCGGCTGCTTTGTAGTACCACTCGGCAGCCTTCTTGTAGTTTTTCTCAACGCCTTGGCCTTGCTCGTACATCACTCCCAAGTTGAATTGGGCGCGTGAATGACCTTGTTCAGCGGCTTTACGGCACCACTCGGCAGCTTGGTCGTCACTCTGCTCGATGCCTTGGCCAAATACATACTTTCTGGCCAGTTCAAATTGTGCCGTTGCATCTCCATCTTTTGCTGCTTTTATTAGCGCGGTGATTGCTTCTGGTAGTTCAGATTGCGTCATATTCTATTACCCATGCTTTTGTTGTTATGCCAACCACACCGATTTTCACATTCAGATGTTTTCGCAACATACTGAAAATGATGTACTTATTTTAAATATCAGTATCTTGCCTTAAGCCTGGAAAACTGTCGATTGAAGGGGACCTAGGCCCCCAAGAATTTCACTGACAGGGTTCACAATTACCAACTTTTTGTTGTTGGTAGGCAGTGCAGATGGGGGAGCAACCTGTTCCAGTCGTGGTTGCTGTGGGTGGCGGTCTGAATGTGGCAGGTCTTGTCGGCAAGGATGCGTTGGGCAGCGGCCAG